TGGACTAAAGAAGCGTTTGAAAAAGCAATGCGTAAATATGGCGTTGAAATTGACAAACGTAAATCAATGACAAGATTGGTGGAGGAAAATTATGACCTTCTTGTTTGAAACCTTTGTTCCTGTAATCGTATTGTTTGGGGCATGTATGATCTCAATGGGTGCTGTTATGCTACTAATGACACTTGGGATGCCTGATGACAAATAAGTTTACTGATCAGGAGCTTATGGCTTTTGCTGATAAAGAAAGTAAAGGCGAAAGAGCTATGGATATATTAGGTGCGTTACTTAAAGGTGATGAGGAATCAAAGATACTGGCTAAGAGATTAGCTGTATTTACTCAAACTCGTAGCGCACTTATTAATACTTTAATTGGAGAAAACAAATGATGAAAGATATTATTACTTGCTTTAAGATTATAAAGCATATGTGTTTATGGGTTATTACTGGATCAGCGCTTTACATTGCGCTATGGTTTGCTGAATATGAGCAGTACATACAATGAAGAACAAACATTTAGTTAAAACCTACACACTATCTGATGGTCAAGAAGTGACGTGTAGACAAGTAGCTGATGAAATACAGATCAGCGAATCAGCGGCACGTAATCGATTAATTCGTACTGACGATCCTAAAAAAATCTTTGCGCCTTATTTGAGATCAAATGGTGGTCAACTTAGAAAGCAAGACAGGGATAAGTTAAAAGGCACAAAAAAGAATGATGATGTTAAAACGTATGAGGAGTATTTACTTAAAAAGGTACTTAAAACCATATGATTGTTAGTCCTATTCAGCATTATGAAACAAAAGAGTGGCTATTAAAAAAGCATTACGCTAAACGTATGCCATCTATTTCGTATGCTTTTGGACTTTACATTGATCACATGCTTGTTGGTATATGCACGTATGGTATGCCACCAAGCAGTACGTTAGCTGAAAGCATTTCAGGAAAAACTTACAAAAACAAAGTTATAGAATTAAATAGATTAATTACAGAAGATAATCTGCCTAAAAATTCTTTGTCGTATTTTGTATCTCAGACGTTAAAGATGTTGCCTGATAATTACATTGTGGTGTCGTTTGCTGATGCTAATGTTGGACACAATGGGTACATATACCAAGCTACAAATTTTCTTTATACTGGCTTGTCTGTAAACACATCAAAATTAATTGACAAAAATGGTGACGAATTTCATTTTAGAAACATAGGTCATTATCAACAAAACAACAAACTTAATGCTAAATTAGTTAAACGCAGAGTTGCAGAGGAAAACATTAATAAAGTTAATTTAGCTAATTATCTCAAATCTCACAAAGGTAAATGGACAGCTAAACAACTAGACAAAGAGTTTGGTTATAAAGACACTTGCGCTCATTGGTTTAGAACAGACGCAGGGTTTAGCTTTCCTAAAGTTGATGATTGGATGAAGTTAAAACAATTGTTAAAGTTATCTGATGAATATGATGACGTTATGACTAATTACAAAATGATCCCATGTTCGAATGACATTGTTAAAAAATTAGAATTGACTAAAGTAGAAATCTTACCAAAGCATCGTTATATATTCATGACTGGAAGCAAGACTTTTAAAAAGAAAGCTAAAAGCAATATGAAGTTAAAAGTTTTGCCATATCCTAAACGTGTTAATCGTAATTATGACGTAGGTCAAAGCATCGAAACACAAGGCATTTTATTTTGAAAGTATTACCTATACAAAACTATGAAACTAAAACATGGTTGTTAAACAGACACTATGCCAAGCGTATACCTTCTATATCGTATGCGTTTGGTTTATATGATGATCATAATTTAGTTGGAGTGTGTACTTATGGATCGCCACCTAGTCCTTCATTGTGTACAGGAGTTTGTGGAGAGCAATACAAAGACAAGGTTGTAGAGTTAAATCGCCTTATTTTGGATTCTCCGAAGCCTAACAGCGCATCTTACCTCGTAAGTCAGTCACTTAAATTACTACCCAAGCCTTCAATTGTTGTAAGTTATGCTGATACTGGTCAAGGTCATGTAGGGTACATTTACCAAGCTACTAACTTTTTATATACAGGATTATCTGAAGCAAGAGTTGATTGGGCAGTTAAAGGATTAGAGCATTTACATAGTAAAACATTGTCAGAAGGTATGACTCTTGAAGCGATACAAGAAAAATATGGTGATCGCTTTTATCATAAAGACAGAGATCGTAAGCATCGCTACATTATATTTACAGGAAGCAAGTTACAAAAAAAGCGCTTACAAAAGAAATTGAATTATGAAATAGAGCCATATCCCAAAGGCAAGTCTAAACGTTATGATGCTTCAGGATATGTTGAAACTCAGGGTGTACTGTTTTAATTAGGCTTTAAATTTCTTTTACGATGTCCGTTCCAAGCCATAAAGCCACCAAGTCTTAATGCATAATAAGCTATGTAATTAATTAGTTTAAATCCATTAACGTCAATACAAATATCTCGAAACAACTCATCAGCATACTTTTGTGTTTTCTTTTCAGTATGACCTTTCTTGCCACCTAAATTTAATGACTCGTACTTGTACAGCCAGTCATGGACTAAACCACCTGAAAGCAACACACCCATAGGACTTAACCAAGATCGTGCAAATTTAGGCACACTAGCACCATCAAACACAAACCCTTTAGGTATTACATAGTAAGTTGGATGCGTATTGCCCTCATGCGTAATTGCATATTTCCAATCAGTTGTAATCTCCCATTTTCTTGTCGTTGCTATCCATAACCATATACCACCAAATAAACCTTTACTTTTTGTTTCCATAGGTACAGGTTTCATGTGTGGCATGTCTTTATATTCTATTTTTACTGCCATATTTCTCCTTATTTATCTACCCTTCGCCAGCTGCCCGCCGAAATAAAACTCAATAATCATAGATGCCCATTTAAAAAGCTCATCCATTTTGACTACTGAACCCGCTTCAAGTTTCACATACTCTACAACATCAGGAGTAATTTGAAACATTCCAAGTATGCTCCAACCTTCCTTGACAGTAGGTACGATTGTCGGAACATTAAAAATTACAGGTGCTACTTGCGTAAATATAACAAGAGCAAGAATCACAAAAATAATTACCCTACGATTCATAGCAGCCATAGGACTCTCTTTTTCAGCCATTTGACGTGCTTGATTAATTGAGTCGTTACGAGCTTGTAAGTTTTCTATCATTAACTTCTGTTGATCAGAAGCCGCTTGGCTTTTTAAAGCATATAATTTAGCAATAAATCCTAAACCTATTGGTGCTATGTTTGTTAAAAAAGCTATCATAATAGTTTCATTAAGAGATCACCTAGTCCAATGTCTACACTTGTCATAACAACAAAAGCTATTATTAACCCTTTACCCATAGACATAAACTTTAAATTCATGTTCTTGATCTCTCTAACATCCTTGTATAAATCTTCAATCTGTTTTTCGTGGCGATCTAATTGCGCCTGTTGTTTAGCTGTCATTAATATTTTCTCTTAGGTCTAGGTGGTAATTTTCTTTTCTTGTAAGGCATAATATCTCCTATGTTATCAGTTACTTAGTGGGTTGTCTAATGACTGTTGTATGCGCTTCATTAATTTTTCTTCTGTTGTGTCTAACTGTATGTCAAATTTATCTAACTTATTGTCCATAGTAGTGATCCGAACATCAACAGATTGTAGTTTTGAATCTATTCTATTTTCAAGATTATATTGTGCTGTGCGTAATCTAGCAAGGTCTTCCTTCAGCTCAACCTTAATTTCTGATGCAACCTCCTCAACTCTAAGTACGTCTGCTGATGTCTTAGCCATTTGTGAAGCGACCGCATCAAGATCAAGCGTAGCTAGACTCTCTAGGCGCTGATACATAGTAAAACCCGCATAAAGCGATCCTACAATGGTACTGAGTAAAGCAAACGCTCCAACAAGCTGAGTATAAGTAAACCTAAGACTACCGATCTTGACTCGTTTATCAACTAAACCTTCAATCTCTGCTACCTTATCACCTAAATCAGTTGTCAAATCCATCTCCTTGTTGCATTGATTTTAACAGTTCTATCTCTTGGCGCAACTTTTCAACTTCTAAGCGCCTAGCCTGAAGTTCAAGTTTGTATAATGTATTGCAATTTATTCTTTCTCTTGGAGCATCTAACGGAATTACAATTCTTGCGTACACACCTAATTGTTTTGTTTCAGGATTTAATGGATCAGGTTTACCAATAATAGGAGCAACTGCGTTATTGATTATTCCTGTCATGCCAACATCAAACAATAGACTACCACCAATAGAGTTAGAGCAATCTAAATCACCTGCTTTGAAACTATCTGTACCAAAACTAGCACCACTACTAGGCAATTGTACGTTTAAAGATGTACTACTATTTGCTACAGCTTGTGTGCTTAACATAAATAACAACAACCATTTTATTTGAATTTTGAACATACTCTTGTAACTAACAATGTTTGACTCTCATTGCTACTCCTTAATTTAGACAAACTACAAACGTATCTAGCTTCTTCTATGTTACTTTCCCTAATGTATATATCAAACTTTACTTCTTTTAAATATGCAAGAGGAATTACTTTATAGGCTGTGACAAAAGGTATTGGTGTTTTTAAGTCCTCCTCAAACACTCCTATCTCATAATACTCTATGTCAGGTCTTTTATTCCATACCCTAATATTTGTTTTCTTAATTCCATCTATGCCACTAGTTTTCCAAGTAGGATAGGTAGGAGTTTGCTCGTGACTCTGTATTGAAGCACTCAGAAGTAACAAGCATAATGCTATTGAGCTACGCATTCAGCTAAAACTACAGCCTTGTAAGAGCCACCTGGAAATGCTCTGTTACCACCATATACAGCTACAGACGTGGATTGTATCCACACAGCACCCGCAACGCTAAGTGGGTAAGATCGCATTGCCCCAGTTGTGGTACTAGCCGCCTGATACCCTGACATTCCACTTTCACCATGAGCTTTTACAGTTACCTCTCCAGTCCAGGTCACGTTGTCAGACAATGAAGGACTTGAGCTAAAACTTGTGGGATAAGTTACTTGAGCATAATAAGCATTAGCAAGACTGGAATCAAACCGCACGACAGGCACTTGCCCATTACTTGCTGGTAAAGTTGTTAAGGTATATGCGTTCGGGTTGCCATATTTTCCCGGTACTGTTGTTGCTACGCTACATCTACTTTCTACCGTTCCATCGATGTCAACTGCTATTGTTGGTGTTGCTGTTGCACTAAGGATCAAGCTGAGTGCGATTAATAGTTTTTTCATTTGTATTGCTCCTCTATCATTTCGTTCATTCTCGCATCTTGCGATAAGCTCCTTAATGCTCTCCTATTATCCACTATAGTACCACCTTGTAAAGCTACAGCATCAGGGTAGTAGTTATCAGGTATTGTAGACACATAATAGTTTGTTAAATTAGTTACATTGTTAAGCTGTTGAAGTATGACTGACTGAGCTATTTCATTTGCCATTGCTATAGCATTTTCTACATCAGCCAACATAAACTCTAATGATTCTTCATCTTCTTCCTCATCTTCTTCTTTTTCAGCTTGATCTTCTTTGCTTAACTTACGATCTGTTTCTTTTTGTGCTATTGCTACTGACTCATCTTGCAATGCATCGTAATCAGGAATCTCAGGCAAAGGTGGTGGAGGTGGCTTTTTATAACCAGGGCAGTTAGGATCGGATTGAGGATCAAAGCAAGAATCAAATCTATAAATATATCTAACATCAGCGCCCTCTATACTGCCTGTGCCTTCTTGCTTGAGCCTACCATCACCAAATATTGCAATAGGTGTATAAGGCAACGCTATGGTTCTTCTGACCTCTATTCCTCCTTCACGCTGTGACCAGTCCTGTACATCTTGAAACACATAGCCACCACCAACCTTATCGTTTTCAAGAGTAACAACGTAGTCATCTTCTTTGTTTTTGATTGGAGTGTATTTGTAGGTAACTCCTGATACATCCATGCCACCGATACCATTAGCACCTAAATAGGTAGGAGTCATTGTCCATTCTAAGCCACTAATAGCTACGTTAGGTGTGTATCCGAATGTGTAAGCGTGTACGCTAGAAGAACAAGAAAGCAGTAGCAAGACCACCCATGATCTTAATAACATCATCTCTTTTCTCCTCAGTTGTTTTTTGCAAGTCTATGCTAGGAACAGGAATTTGATCGCTGTGTACTTCCCATGCTGCTGTAGCCTCGCTACCTATTTTGCCCATATACGGGCAGGGCGTTCCCGCCATAGCCATCGCCCTGTGGATTTCACCACTAGGATCAGCACACAAAAGACTAACTGCTGCAACCTTCATACCAAAATCGTACAGCGTTTTTGCGTTCTTTAGTCTAAGGCAATTGGACTCAGTATACGTAGCACCTAAACTCAATGAAAATATTTGCGTACCCATTGCACCACTCGATGAGATCGTACAAAGGTCTGAGTTGTTGCCACCTACGTTTGGAGATATGGCGCTTGGTGGAGGAGATTTAACTGTTGTGGTGTTTGTACCGTTTGTAGTCACCGTAGACGTTGTATTCTGCGTTATTGAGCTTTCGTCTACTGCCATAGCTGAGAACGACACTATCCAAAAAGCTACAACTATAAACCCAGCTATTACATTGTTACGCAGTCTGTCAGACATTACTTATGGTGTGTCTGATTCTGCTGCGTCTTGAATACTTTTTGCTGTA